CTGTTCATAAAACTCGTCAATCGCCGCATCTATTTCGCCTATATTCTTGAATGAATCCATGTTGTTACCGAAGAAGACTGGCATTTGTTTTTCTGCAGCACTTGCGATAGAGGCAGGATTTCCTCCCGCTTCCAACCACTCTTCGCTATTTATTTCAATATTAGCGGCATTTAACGCAGTTGTGAATTGTGCGGTTGCTGTAGCTGCATCTGCTTGTGCAGGTGTAGGGGGGGGTTGTCCCTGTAGAAAAGGAAATGGGATACCCGGAATTGTGGGCGCACCCGGAATTGTGGGCGCACCCGGAATTGCGGGTGTGGAGGGTGAAACACTTGCCTCAGAAGCCCCCACTATTAGTCCTTCAATCACTGACTGGTTTGCTGCTAACAAATTTTCTCTTGCATACTTTGATAAATTTGCGTCGTGGTTTCTTTGGAGGTTTGCCCTACCCTTCACATGAGGGCTTTTCAACATATCATCTATGGTTGAGGTTAAGGATGGGTTTTCTAGGGATATGAGTGTCGATAGCATTTCATTATTTCTTGCCCCCAACTGTTCATGAAAAGCATTGTCTGCATGCTCTTGCGTTGGAAAAAGAGAAAGAGGACCCACGCTGGCATTAAATCGTTCCCGAACAGTAGTTGCCATATTCTCCTGGAATGCACCAACAGCACCTATGATTTGTGTTGCATCGCCTTCCATCATTGTTTTGATGGCATCTTCATAATTAGAAGCCACCAGCCCTACTAATGCCGCGTTTTCTGCTTGACTCGAACGTGTTGCTGCATCAGCAAGCACGAAATCGGCGTATCTTGCGTGTGTTACCTCTACATGGTTTGTAATTGCTTTGCGGGCGTTTGGCGACAGCCCATCAAGGGCGTCACTCCCCTTCCAGTCTTCTAACCAACTATTAAACTGATTAACTGCTTCCCCAGGAGGTGCTTCCAGTGCCGCCCTCCTTGCACCTATTAGTGCTTTGTCAGCCGCAGTTAACCCTTCAGCAGTCTGCGTCTTGTCAACGGAACTGAAGTAAGCGCCTGTTAATAGTTGTGCCGCACCAAACAATTTTTCGGCGTTTGCTGTAGTTTCTGCTGCCTGTATCTCTGCCACTTTTGCAGCACCCGATGGCAAAAGTCCTAGCTGGCGATTAAAGAAATTGCTTGCTGACGTTGCGTCTTGTGTTCCATGTCCTATTATTTTTGCCATTGTATTACCATATTATATTGGGGTCTGTCGGAAATTCACCCAGACCACTCCACGGAACAACTACACTTGGCATTGTCATCAGTGTATTTCCACCTCCGCCGAAACCGCCAAACAAACTGCCAAAGCCCTTAAAGAGATTACCGAACTCGCCGCCAGCCATTTTGAAACCAACCAAACCTTTCCCTACTCCCATCAGTAAACCCATTGTTGCCTTTTGTTTGGCTTGCTCAGCTTGACGGAGGTACGCATACTCTGCGTATTCATTTTGATATACCGCCAAATTGCCCGCGTTCAGCGCACCCGTTTGTTGTCGAAGTGACTGTGACCTAATCATAGCGTTCTTGTTATGACCCAAGATTATCTGCTCTGCCAAGACCTCCATAAACGAACCAGTGAGTTGAACACCCGAAGCACCCATTTGCGACGTCACTTTGCCCAACACAGCTTTATTGGTGTATTCCTGTCTCTCTATAGCAGCCTTTTCTTCTCCTCGAACAATGGCTATATTTTGTTCTTTTATCTTGCGCTCATAATTTTGCATCATGACCGCAGACGCAGCGTTTGCCTCCGCAGCCTTCGCTGCTTCCTTGCCTGCTTGGTATGACATAACGCCTTGACCTACGCCAAGACCCAACGACATGAGTGGAATTGCGGCGCCCATTAGAGTACCTTCGTCCAATATTTATAGATTATTCCATTGTTCAATAAATCTTCCTCTTTTTCTGTAGGTGCAAATCCCAACATGGATGCCCACTTATGCCCTTGCCTAAAGTCGTTTCGCACAGGCGTCTGTACCCACTCATAGCCAAATGCCTTCAACGCATTCATAAAACCTTTTACGCATGATGTTGCGATGAGAAGTTCTTCCATGCCTACATGCTTAGCAAAGAACAGCCACACATGACCTCCTGCCTCGGGCAGTGGAAGGACACCCATGATTGACGCTGTTCTTCCATCTATTTGCAGGGAGATTGTCCGTTTTGATTCTTCTGTCCACGACATTCCAACATCTCCGAGATTTTTGAACATCTCCCACGTTGGCTCTTGTGCCTTTTGCGGTACGAACTCTTCTACATGAGAAGGCTTAAATGAAAATACTTCATATTGAGCCAAGGTGTATCTCCGATGTTATAGATAATAGGTTCGCTGGATGTACGTCTTCCTGTTCGTATCTAACAACCATTTCCCTGTCTGAATTATCAGGCATTGATATCTCGAACAGACCAGAGTTTAGTGGTGGTGGTGTTAATGCGGCTGTAGGGTATTCAATATCATAAACTTGTCCTGGCACACCCACCTTTCCGCTTAATGCGCGGTACATGCTCAAGAACGAAGTAAATATACGCTTACGTCTGCCCCGTGACTCAAGCGACTGCTGCACATTCAAGGGAACGGTCTCAACAATCGTCTTGTATCGCAAACCAACCTGAACATAGTTAGCAGAAACAGTTGTTATAGCCCCACCGCTTACAGTAAGGGGACCATACTGAACACCATCTACTAATGCGTAAACTTCCTCTCCATTCAAGTGTTCAAGCCCAGACCATGCAGTTTCACCATCTTCGCTATAGCCACTGAGTCCACTGTCTACAAAGAATGCTTCTGAGTGTGTGTTTGTTACTTCAAAATCTTGGGCTAGGGTCTCAATGAAATATTTTTCGGTTGAGCCGATTAGTCGCTTCACAACAATCCACACATTATCGTCATCCCCGTCTGTCGTCCTTGCACAACTCTTCACCAGCCCTGCAGTTTCTACCGTTAAACCTCCAGTAAAGTTTGTCTTTGTCATACCAACAGTTCCACTGTCCGTTAGAGTAACTATGCCATCGCCATCTGCACCTCTTATTGCTTGGGTTATAGTTACTTTTGGACCATCTACCGCAGCAGTAAATCTAGTTCCTGCTGGACCAGATGAAGTGTTGATGACATTCATTAAATTAGTAGCGGTGGTAGCATTGGAGCCTGTGGATTCCCATGTACCCGCCTCCGAACTTTGTACACCGTTAACAAAATCGTAGTTGGTACCATCAGTAGCAATAAGATTTACTTTGTCGCCAGTGTTGAGTTCGGTGAAGTCTGTAATAGTAACGGTTGCTGTGGCAGCGACACCATCTCCTGTAGCGCCCATCGTACATTTTGACCATCCTATTACTTCTTGGGTTCTGTCGTAGGTCATACACAGCAGTTCTCCGGCATTGGTTACACACCACAGTCGTTGATTGGCTCCCGTCTGGAATGTTGCATCCACGATGCCATTTTTTGTTATATGTTCTGCCAGAATCGTGACGTTTGGTGCGACGAATCTGTCTTGTCCGAATTCGTATGTATATTCTCTCAGGGTGGCTTTGTCTCTCTCGAACATCAGATATGCCGTCCCCAGCCTAATCGGCTCGACACCAACATTTGAGCCGTATGTAGTTTGTTTAGAGAAGCCTACATCTGTTGGCGTGATTGGTGCCGAAGGATTTGTTGCCCTGCCCAGCCATTCTCCACCCGACGTAAACACCATCAAGCCTTGTGCGTCACTCTTGATATGATTGATTGCATTAACCTGTCGTGACGCAAGCGTCAGGGTCAAAGCGGATGAGTCAATTACCTGTGCGGTTTCAGGGTCATTAGGGCTAAAGTTGTTATACACATTAACTTCACTCGCCCATAGATTTTGCGGTTGTGTTGTCGTGGCAGCACACCAGAACCTGTTTTGATGGAAGCCTCCGTTTTGAGGATACCCAGTTGTTTTCGACCATGCGCCTAGCCGCCAGTTATCTGTCCTTTCCTTGCTAATAAACTTGGATTTAACTATGATTTTTGCTTGTTGATAATTGCCTGTCGCGCCATCTTCAAACAGGAGTTGCTTGATATAACCCCAGCCACTAAATGTAGCCGGAACAATTCTCACCATGCCATCAACCCTGCCCTGAACAAAATCCTTAGACCCTTCGTATGCCTCTAACTCGCCAGTTCTGCCGTGCATAAGGTAAAAGGACGAATAACTACTATGGTATCTGGTTTTGCCCACTTGATGAAAAGTGCCATCTAAAAACGTGGGTCCTCTGGTGACATCGTAGAATTCCACTTTTGGCTTTTTGCCAGCCAACACCGTATTAAATTGCCAACCCGGGCTGTCGAAAAGCCCCACCCGTGCTGCATCCCTTTCATTCACGCCATCGTAGTACCAGCGAATTTTGTAACCCGTCATCGGGTCTTCTAGCCGTATAAGTCTTCCAACGTCTGTTGCTTTGAATGGGTACGCAGCAGCCGCAGTGGGTGTTTTGTCAACATAAGCGGTTATTAAACCTTCGGCGTCTACTTCGAGTGAATCGCTGTTTATTCCTAGTGCTATATCTGTTGAGTTTAGGTCTAGGTAAGGTCCATCTACAAAACCCGTGCCTTCACCTGTCCATGTAATAGACTCAAATTCCCAACTGGCAGACGCAGTATCTATGCCCGTACGCGACAATTTCAATATTGGTCGGGTGGGGCTAAACATATACATGGTGTCTGCCGATTGCGTGAACTTCAATTGCATAAGTTCTTTGGCGTTTATGGGCAAATCTTCAACTTCGGTGGGACTTCCACCTGGGTTGGGGTCTTCGAGTTGCGTAGGAACATTGTTCACCAACCTGTTGAAACGTACATAGCCATAATTCCCATCATCAAGGGTAGCGTCTACTACCCCAATCTCCAGCACATACGACTGCTCTGTGTTGTAGTGAAACTCAACCAGCCTTGGTGTGCAGGGAAAAGTTGTCGCCACCCCGTCTATGGTTTCCACGTATTCGTGTACCGCATCTGCGTTCAACTCTACGCAGAATCGCGTCCCTGGTCGCCTGGTCAAGCCTCCGTGTGTTTGCACAACCGCGTTTTCTATTAGCCTCGCCCCGCTATTGTACTTGGTTAAGTCTACTCGACCATGAAGTCGCGGAGATATCTCTCCTGATGTGAAGTTTGTTTGTACATGAACGACGTTGGGCATTAGGCTAATGAACCATCTGAGTTAAGGTCTGGATAATCCCTATACACACTATTGTCATATCTCGATTCGAGCCATAAGCCTCCATGTATTGTTTCGGTTGTGTTGTGTTGCATGGAATCTTCCCACTGTGCCTGCATCAGCATGGATTGATACTTCTCCATCAAGAATGATTCTTTGCCAGAATCTCCGCTTATCGCCATAGCAAGTTCTGCAGCAAGGCGCGTTGCTATTGCGTGTTTGAGTGTGTGGTCCATCTTTGGCACACTTGTCAGTTGATACACATAGCGTATGTTCATTGAAGATGCGTCGGTTAGGAGAACTATGTCGTTTCCGTCACTAGACGCATCTTCGGCATTTCCTGCTTCTAATGAATACTTTTGTGTGGGGTCTTCAATGCTCACCAGCCGAACAAAGTCCGAAGGTAGAACAAAGATGTTGTCATATCCCCAGTCTGGGGCATCCTCCCTCTTTGCTAGGGAGTCTCGTTTTACTGCACAGTTCCACGGGTGCGCCCTTAGAACGGTGTCTCGTACATCTGCATATCGTTGGTTTGCCATCACCGCGCGATTGTTCGAGTCGGTTAAGGCACTTATTGGTTGTTGCCCCAACATTGTCAAAGCCATGTTTGCTAAGTCTACTTCAGTGAGTGTGCTACTGGGCATCGTTATTTCCTAATCGGATTTCATCTTATTCAATTGTCAGAGTAAATGGGGGGGGGAGGGGATTCCCTCTCCCCCATTTACTCAACCAAAGGTCATGTGTCTGTGTACATAATGACAAAAGATATCGTACCGTCTGAACCAGTTGCAGCCGCAGCCGTAACTTTCAAAGAAATATCATATTCGACATTAGGGTCTTCGGCTTCGCCTGCCCATTCCCACATTTCTTTACTTATCTTTGCTACAGCCGCAGCGTTTGCTTCTGTGAGATATTCAACCCCAGTGGTTGCAGTATCTCCCCATCCGGCTGTTACTGCGGATGCGAAAGCATTGGAATCCTTCACAGTATCATCCGTCAGGTAGATACCCAAGTCCATAGCAAGGGTCGGCGAAGCATGCCTATCTAGTTCGTCAGAAAAAATCATAATAGAAAGGGGTCGGGCGGTAGAATTGAAACGACCAAGTTTAATGAGGTCTCCTATGTCGCTTACGTCTTCAGCCACAACTTCAAATGAATCGGTTTGAACTTGAACCCGACCTTCTTCCTTACCAAGCACTGTCTGCGTAAACGTAGTTAGCGCTGCGTCGAAACTGGTAATGTTATTTGATTTTTTTGTACCTACTGCCATAAATAGCCTTAATCAATTACATACATGATGCGGAATGCAAGTGTTGCGGCTGATGGACTGCTTACAGTAGCATCTTGTCTCATGATAATCTCATACGTTCCACCCGGGTTTTCTGAATCTCCAACGTGTTCCCAGAGTTTGTCGCCGCACGTTGTTAAGTTTGCAGCCTCATAACGAAAATCAGTCATCGCAAGTGCTGCTCGGAAGAGTGTTGAGTCAGTAGCGAAGAAATCATGTTTATCTGCACTGGCACCTGCCGCAAGACCAGCATCTGTTCCAATGCCGACATCAACAACAGAATCTGTGCCTCCGTCCATATCATCGGCAGCGATTTCAATGCTGATGACGCGCGCGTTTACGGGAAGACTACAAAGGCGAATAATGTCGCCATCTGCATCGAAGTCCGCAGCCGCCACTTCAAAGTTGTCTTGTGCGATACGGATGCGACCACCCGAAAGCCCGACATCGTTCAGCACCGCAGGCGCTGCCGTCGAATTTGTAATTAGATTAGATTTAGTTTCAGCCATTTTAGTTATCTCCTGAAGCCGAAGCCGTCAGCGCTGGGGTCACACGCCTCCGTATTTGCTTCAGTATTGTTAGTTAAAAACCCCATTAC